GACGGACTCAAGACACTGTAGGCCTCGCCGTCTGCTTCGCTCATTGTTCTCGGTTGCGTCACGAATTGAAGTCCGTAGAGCATGAAGCCGATGGATAGGACGAAGACGATTGTGAGTCCGACGCCTACAACGAGGACGAGTCGTGCCTTGATTTCTTCGTTCGTGAGTCTTGGTCTGAGTTGCATTAGCAGTCGAATCCTACGATTTCTTTGAGTGTGGTTGTTGTTATTGCGGACTCGATCGCTCCGAGGGCTTTGTTCTTTGTGCGGGTGCCTTGTTCACATTGGCATTCGCTTTTGTTGGTGTTGGCGGGGTCTTGGCATGAGTATCGGAAACGGTCCGCGCATCCTGTAATAGCGACTAACAAGACGCCGACTAGGACGAGGCGTTTCATTCTTGATCTGCTTCTGGCAGTGGTTCTAGTGGTTGTAATTCTGCTACGTCTTGTTGAGTTAGGAGATAGGCGGCGTGTTCTTCTTCGGTCATCTCTCGAACTTCATTGTCTATCTGGATGGATGGTCTTGTCATTGTCTAAGCCTTTCTGAATCCGTAGACGTAAATTATCCCGCCGGTTAGTCCTGCCGAGCAAGTAATGGTGAATCCTGAGAATGAACTTGCGACATTGTGGAAGCCTCCACCACAATAGGCCGAGCCGCCGCCTCGAATGTCTACGCGGCCGCTAATTTGCAGACCGGTTCGATATGCGATGAACGGGTTGTAGAGAGTTACGTCGAGCGAGTTACCTTCGGGCGTCCCGATTCCGGCGAAGGAGAACGAACTGTTGTTCGCTTCGTTGATTGAGGATGTTCCTCCGGTGTATGAGCATCCATCTACGGCGGCGTAGTACCCGGTCGCGCTACCTGTTAGAGCAAAGGTCATTGACGCGGCTGATCCTGCGACTCCGCTTGAGTAGATGACTCGATAGTTGTCGTAGTCTGCTGAGAATGCTGAGGTCACGCTGACGCTAGTGACGCTAGTGCCGACGGTCTGTTGCTTGACATACACGAGTCCTGAGTTGGTGAGGTAAGTGTTGATATCTGTGGCGGGGAGGCTGACTGCATCCACGAAAGTCTTGATAGCGATGATGGTCTCCTTGTTAGACGATGAGGTCGGGTCCACCGATGAGGCTAGTGCCTACGATGAATGGGTTCGTGAATCTGACGGAGCCGTTGATGGTGGTGATCCATCGGTCCGGGGTGATGGTGTGCTCGATTGACTGGAGTATCTGACTCATCGTGATGGTCGCGCCGACTTGTTGAACGACATTGAGTGTGATTCGGTTCAGTAGTTCAAGGCCGAGGATGGTTGTCCATGAGGCGTCTGCTGCTGAGACGTTGACTTGTATCGGGTCAATAACGACGGCGGGTGTGGCAGAGAATCCGACGAGGAGCTCGCCGAGGGTTTCTGCGTCTGCTACGGATGAGAGCTGCGTCGACCATGAGCCTCCGGCGGTGCCGTACGCGGTGATCGAGGCGGAGTCAGAGACCTCGACACTTCCATCTCCTGAATAACCTACGGCGAGGGTGTTGCGTAGATTCTTGGCGTCTAGTCGATAGGCGAGTTCGGTGCCGATACTGATACCCGCGCCACCGAATGAGGCTTGCGATGTGAGACTCGTACCTTGAAAGATTGCCTTTCGGGATGTGAGGGTGAGTGTGCCGTTGCGTGAGACAAAGATGTTCCCGCCTTCAGAGTTCGAGATTGTCTGGAGTTCGTCTGTGACTGGCGGTCCGCCAGTGCTGATCTCTGCAAGTGTCGCCGAGTACGTCGTTGATGGTGTCGAGGTGAGTGCGGACGGGAATGGGGTGTATCCGATGACGCGGTTGAAGCGGGCGACGGTTCCCTCGGTTAGCACTCCACGACCGAGACCGAAGACAACCTTGACGTCTACTCCAGAGATAAGGGTTGTCCAGACGGCCGCTTGTTGATGGCGTCCCGGTGTGACTGCGAAGACTTCGACTAGCGGGTCGGTGAATGCGGTGGTGCTCGCGAGTGTGAACGTCTCTAGAAGTCCGTCGACATAGACGGACGAGACGGTGCCTGCGCTAAGGGTCTTGATTGCGATGTGGTGTGGTTGAAACTCGTCTAGGAAGATAGTTGCCTGATAGAGGCGTTGACTGGTTCCGTTGTAGGTGTATATCTCGAGTCTTGAGTTGGCTTTGTCGTAGGCGGCTTCGACCTCATGTCCTACGCCGTAGCGCGTGAAGATGTAGTTCTGATCTCCGCTTCCGAGTTGGAACCACTGCAGCATCGTCTGGTCTGTTGCCGATTGAACACTGCTGAGGAAGTACCATCCTTCGATATATTCGGTCTCGGAAAGACTGACGGCGGTATTCGGTAGTGCGGGAGCGAGTCCGGGTGCGTTACTTGTGCGGACTTCGACGGGTGCGGTCAACGGTTGAGGACTGCTTCCGAGGTCGATGAGTTGAGCGGTGCTGATGTTGAGCGGGTCTATCGGATCGTCGAGAGGCCAATAGTGGCGAGGCGCAAGGCTCAAGACATAGGCACTAGAGACGTCATCTGGCATCTCCTCGTCTGCTAGAAGTCCGAGAGCGTCGAAGCATTGCACAGTGACGGTCGTGTCATAGCCTGCGTCCGTGATTGACACGGGCCATCCCTCGACGAATCCACGAAAGACCGGATAGGTGACGGATGAGATTGTTGCCTCGATCTTGATCTGGCGGCGCGGTAGGAGTTTCCCGTAGTAGGTGCCAGTCGTGAAGAACGGGTCAAAGATTCTCGAGCGGTTGTCGAGAACGACGGTGGCGTTGCCGGACTCGAAGTCTGAAAGCTCATTCTGGCGACCGCGTTGAGTGTTGATCTGGCGGACGTATGTCGTGACCTCAGTCCATGTCGGACTTGCGACATAGGGTCCGTCGTTGAATGCGATGTAGACCTGAGTAGTTGGGAATGCCACTATCGAGCCTTGCTAGTTTTTTTCTTCGTCGCTGCTTTTGGTTGCTTGACAACCATTGGAACCCCGCCAGTCTTGGCTCCGTAGGTGTTCAACACTTCGGCGACTTGTTTCCCGATTGCAACGGGGTCGCCTAGTCCCGCTTCGATGGTGATCTGGTAGGTGTTGCCGACTGTGGCACCGAGAGCCGATGAGACTCCGGGGATGCTCATGCCGACGGCGGTTCCTGCGGCGGCGACTGAGGCGAGGTCTGCGTTGAGTCCGCCGACTGTGAGGCCGCCAGTACCCGCTAGGAGGTCTTTTGCGACTGCGTTACCGGCGACGGGTCCGAGGTTCAAGAGTTGAGCGAGTCCTGCCTTGCCGAGTCCTGCCTTGATGAGTGCCTGAAGGTTGCCTCCGAATTGTTTTGCGGCGGCAATCTGTTCGCGAAAGATGTCCGAGAATGACTTCGTCTTGACGTCTTGTGCGTTCTTGACGTTCTTCTCTGCTGCCGCTACACGATCGAGAGCGTCGGCGTATGCTCCTGCATCTTTCGATACGGTCGCTTGCTGAAGTTGCGTGTAGGCGTCTCTGCGTTCTTTGAGTGCATCTGTCACTCCTTCGGTGCGAGTCTTCTCTTGATCGGTTGCGTCTGAGAACGCGCTCGAGAGTGACACGGATGCGGTCACAGAATCGCGGATGCCTTCAACGTATGAGCGGAGACTTGACTGTGCATTCTCAAGACTGCTCCGTAGTCCGTCGACTTTTTGCTTGCGCTTAGATTCGGCCTCGGATGCCTTATCTGTTGCCGATGCTAAATCTAGTTGTGCTTTCGCGTTGGCTCTTGCAATTTTCTTGAACGTGTCGAAGTCTCGTGACGCTACTGGTCCGATGTAGGCGTTGAGTTCTGCCTGATTGTTGATGGCGTTGGTCAAGGCTCCGGCGTAGTTCGTTGCGGACTTGGCCGCGCCATCCATGCTCGACTTGATCTTGATGAACGCGGCCGCGCCGAGGATTGCGGTTGCGATGCCGATACCCGTCGAGACTTGTACGGCGGTGAACGATGTGGCGAGTGCGTAGTTGATGCCTGTTGCAATGAGTGCGGCGGCCTTGAATGCGATTGTTGCTCCTTGTACTGCGAGGACGCCGACGGCGACGGCAGTGAGGGATATTGCTAAGGCTCCGAATAGTGGAGCGTTTTGAGATGCGAAGGTAGCGAGGGCTTGGAACATCGGAATCACTGCTTCAAGTGCCGGTGCTAATGCCATTCCTATCTCTGTTTTGACGTTTTCTAGGCTTGCTTTGAGGATTTTCTGTTGATTCGATAGGGATTGAGATGTCCGAGCAAAGTCTCCTTGGGCGAGACCTGCTTGAGCAAAGATTGCTGACTGCGCTGCAAGGACCTTCTGTTGAGGTGTCAGTGCTTCTTTGACTGTGCTGATTATGCCTAATTTGACGCCTTCCTGTCTTAAGGTTAGGTCGTTAAGTAAGATATTAAATCGCCGAAGTGGTTCTGCTTCTCCTCGTAGGGCTGATCCGATGGCGTTGATGGCTTCTTGCGGTGTTGTGTTATTGAAGGAGGCAAGGTCACCGGCAAGGGTGACGAACTTTGTGGAGAAGTTCGAGAGATTGTCTCCTGTAAGCCCGGCAGATTTTCCGAATGTGGCGAATGTGGCGGCTCCGTCGAGGGCGGCTTGTTTTGTCAGTCCTAGTGAACTGGCGGCACTGTTCGCGAACTTTTCTATCTGTCCGGCATTGTCTCCAAAGATTGCGCCAACTTTTGAGAGTGTTTCTCCTAGATTTGCTGCGCTTTGGATTGCAGAGAATGCGAATGCGGTTGTGGCGGCGGCGGCGGCTCCCATTGCGAGCGAGGTGCCTTTGCCTAAGTCGCCGAGGCTTTTGTTGGCTTGTCCGATTGCTTTGCGGAGTGGTGCCGCATTGCCTGAGATTGCAATAGATATTCCGCGAGCCATGAGATGATTCTAGTACTTGACGGTCTTGCCGTCGAAGATTCCGGCGTAGATGTTGCCAGACTTATCTCGAAGCACGGCGTCTGGTACGCGCACGTCGGGCGTCTTGTTTCTTGATTGTCGTGGGCGTCGTTGTCCGGCTGCGGATGTGACGGCTCGAGCTTGACGAAGTGGTTGTCCGGCGGATAGGTCGTACTTGCGGATTAGTTCGTCGATGCGTTCTTCGTAGAGTTCTCTGATGTCGTCGCGTCTACTGTCGATGGCGTCGTAGATGAAAGGGTTCGGGGTGATGGCTCTGGCGGGCCATCCGAAGTGAATCGGTCCTGCGTACGGGACGGAGGCGGAGCCTGCACGAACTCGTCCGGATGACTTTGTTGCCAGTGCTCGGATGGATTCGGCGAGTGCGCCAGTGCGGAACGGGACTAGACGCTTGGCTCCCATGACGACAACCTCGGCCGCTTCTTTGTGGGTGTCCTTCATCTCGTTCTTTGTGTCGTCGCCTAATTTGTTGAGGTCTCTCTGCACTTCGCGCAAGCCGAGAATCTCGGTCTTGACGACTTGATCTGTGGCTAGTCGGAAGCCATATGTGCCAGTGCTTGCCATGCTTGATCTCCTGAGATTGCCGCCGTCTTCGGCCATTGTGTTTCAATCATGACGCGAAGAATGGCGGGTGGTGTTTTGAGTAGGTCAAGTGGTGAGATGCCGGTCTTGACTGCTAGGACTCCGATGAGCCAAGTGGTGCTGCCGGGTCCGAGTCTTTTGGGCTATCACCATCGACGACCGCGACGGATGCGATTGTCTTGATCCATTCCTTGAAGTCGAGCGGTGTCTTGCCTGCCTCGTGGGTGGCGGTGTATGCGACGAAGTAGAGATACTTTTGAGGTACGAACTCTGCTGCGAATACTTCTCCCCAGATGACTCCGAACTCGTCTTCGAGTGCGACCTCTGTTGAGGGCCATACTGTGCTGAGTGTCTGCGTCCCGTCCCTGTGCTGAATGGTGACGTTGATGCTCATGTCTTGACTAGTGTCCCGCCGACGAGGGTGATGCTCATCTTGCTTAGGTCTCCGGTGGTGCCTGAGACGATTGGTGCGCTCGCGATGAACGCATTCGAGACCGTGAGAATCGGGTTCGGGCTACCTGTCGAGAGGCTCTTGACGATGTAGGTGTTGGTGCCTGATCCCACTCCTGCGAAGACTGTGTCGAATACTTTTGCGGCGGCGAGGTCGTTGTTCATCTCGACGGTGCAAGAGATATTCTGGAGTCCCTTGATATTAGAGTGACCAGTGGCTCCCATTGCGGTCGTCTCGACGGTGTCGAACTCGTAGACGAGTTCGATGTTCGTGACGTACGACGAGAGGTCAATGG